CTTCACACGACGCACCTTTGTTTGGAGCGTAATGTGTTGAACTTCGGTCCTATGAAGGGCCCTGTTCCATCTACTTTTGTAGAGGGCAGGCGTACCAACGTAGGAATAGAAGTAGGGCTGGCTGACATCCCTTTCGGCGATAAGAATCTTATCTCTAAGAGTCTTATCAACTGTCTTCGCTAGGTAGTCAGCGGCGTGCCACAACCCCTTCCTATGGAAGTTGTTGCTGCATTCCACGACACTTAACAGGGACTCAGGATTGGATGCCATATACGGCTGAAGGAAGTACGCAGGTGTCACAGAGTGACCCATATAAGCGTCCATTCCGCAAGACTCTCTGAACTTTCCTGTCCAGAAAGACTTGCTAGGATTAACCTTCAGTTGAACATCCGTGAGGATGCTCTCCAGTGCACCGTATGCTTCGGCGGGGATAATGATATCATCGCCGAAGACGCGGACCTGCTTGGCCAAAGAAACCAAGCGATCATGTGACAGGTCATAGTTCTCTTCGCACTCCATGAGGGCAAAGATAGCGATAGCCGTAAACACGATCGATTGGACCGGAAATGTGCAAGCTGATCCCATCATCGCAAATTTGCGAAGCAAGATCTGCTCACCCGATGGTAGTCGAGCAAGACGAGTTCTAGTCGCGTGCAGTACATCTAAGATGTCTGGATTTGATTGGAAAACGAACTCAACTAGGCGCGTTGATAAGCGGTCGGACGCAGCGGAGAGATCCACTGTCGCAAGAGCGCCGGTCAGCGAAGCCTCGAGTGCCAGCTTCCGACTCGGCTCCTGATCACGAAGATCAATGGAATGCCGATAGTAGGCTGATGCTCTAATCGAAGCCGTCAACCATCTCTGGATGCCACCCTGGCACCATTGATGGGCAGTTGGTTCCGCAGCGATAATGCGCGGTCCCTTCTGCGTCTTAGGAACGGCTAAGACCTTACAAGGAATTTCCCTCGTGGATAAAGTTCTGTCGACAAAATCAACAGAGCTAAACCAGTCAGCGGGAAACACCTGGTCCAGTTTTACTGGCCAGTGCGAGAGTTCGTATTTGATGCGTTCAGCATCGCTTACGGCTCCCGGTCCGTGCTTAGGCCTCATCCCCCACAGGTCAACCTCGCCTAAAGAGGAAGTAAGCTGGCTACAAAGCCAGCGAAATACTTCCCAACGGCGATTATGAACCAGTGGTTCACGATCTTGGTCAGAGCCTGTGCTGAAGAGCATAGGTTCTGCAGTTCGATCTTCCCTGAGGCCCCACAGTGGATGTCCACTGCGAGGTTTCCAGATAGGATCAGTACTGTCCCAAGTATCAGGATGAGAGGGCGGTAGACGCGAGTCCACCAACCGCAGGTCGGAGATAGCTTCATTAACTTTCTCCTCTGAGCATTCGATACGAAGCTTCTTAGCAAAGAGATACAATTGTCTCAGTGCGAAGATTGCATCTATGTTTGGCTCAGGCCTAAGCTCACCATCTACCTCGAAGACTTGAGAGTACAACCCCCACAGAAATGTGGGTCGTACATCCGTCTTAGATTTGGCACCGTGAAACGGTGGCCTTTTCGAAGGCAGTCTTCCGCCTGCTAGTCCTCTTTCGAGAAACTTACAGGCGTCCGGCAGTGTTATCGTGAAAAACGACAACCCTCTGCTGGAAAGGACTGAAGTCAAGCGGTCATAAAACCTCTCCACTTCAGCTGTCATAGTGGGATGCACATATAGGAAGTCCTTTAGAAGGGCTCCGTATAGGCCGACCACACACCTTTCGACATGGCTATTCATTTTAGCTCCTTGAGAGGTTAAAACTCCATGTACTCGAATGTCCTAGCTAGCGAATCTTACGATTCGCCGGCCGCGATAGCAGTGGCTTGCGCATTGACAAGCGTAGCCAACCCTGCAACTTCCTGGACCAAGACCGTCGGATCGGAGAAAGCTCCGATACGGCGCCTGAAGGTCTGGGAAGCCACATAATGCTGTTCAAGAACCGTTGACGTCGCGAAGATGAGCCAAGAAAGCTCAACATTGTGACGATCATACGAATAACTTGACTGCTTTTCGGTGGTGTTCCGAATCTTGAGAATCAGGGACTCCGTCGCAGTTACCAACTGGTACTGAGACGAGAAGTTGTCCTGATTCACGCGAGTAAGAACTTTCGCGACACTGTTAATAGTAACAGTAAGGGTGTTAGCGAGCATGTGAGGCCTCCTTGGCCGTGTTAGATCAATCCGAGTGGTAGTCGCTACTTGCGACGACCACGCGTTATTGCTAACGCGCCAAGGATCGACAGTTGACGGGAATCCAAAGTTGGAAACCCGGCCGTTAGGTTTGGACTACCCAACACACGCCTAGTGTTCTTCTGAACAGTTAGCGTCCCGGCAGACAGTACGTCTGGCGAGGATTGTGCTGGGGGATGGCTCGATACCGAGGTATACTGGACCATAACGACACCTCCATTTGGACGTGCAATCGTTTGGTTTCCTGCTTGTAGCACTGCACCAATATTGGTGAAGTAATCTATAAGCCAGCTCCAAGGTAACGCCTCCCAAACATCTTGTATGATGTTTCCCGGAGTTAAGCCGAGCAGAATCCGATGTAAATCGGAGTCTGAGGTAGGAAGAGTGGATGTATTCGTAACCCAGTTCACAACGGCCCATGCCCGGTATTGCCGGACAGTGTCGACAGTGACTGAGAAGTTCTTGTAGTTGCCAAAGTTGGCAAAGACTTGAACTGGGGCGAGTTTCTCAACACCCGCACCCAACGATATCCGCCTTTTCAACCCTTTCCCCTTAGAAAGCCTATCAATCTCTCTGCGCCGTTTGTCAACGGCATCAGCGAATTTCGAGATTTTGAGTAAATCCGAAATGATGGGCATCCAGCCAAACTGGAATGCGAGATGTGCACTTGCTACATCTCGGTCGGATACTTCATCTCTGATGTATCGACGCCAGTTTTTGGCATTCAGAAGAAAGCGCCCCATCTGCCTAATCATATCAGGCAGCTCTCTGAGTTCAAACAAAAACACAGGGAGCAGGATCATGGGACGCGAGGGATTGGTTCGCGCAGTTATATCAGCATCCGAAGGGATGCTAGCACTCATATAACCCGGCACATATGTGCCAAAGGTCGACGGCCCTTGAATAGTGAAGAACTTTCCAAGAGTCGGCGGGACGGGACAGAACCCTTGAGAACCGGAAAGCTTGCGCTTTTCGGACTCAAAGGGGTTATCCCCTCCTCTATTGGTGCTAATCGAGGTGATCAGAGCTTTCCGATCATCAAGATTGATACCACTATAGTTTATGACAGTCGAACTGGAAACTTTCCAGACGGCTGCCCAGGGACTATTGTGGTCTAACTGCTTGAGCGCCATTGTCCATAACCACGTAGTGGGTGCATCATTGCACGGTTTTTAGTAACCGCGGGGTCTCCT